CCCCTCTTAGAGGGGTGGTCACCTTCCTGGTCAGGAAGGTGATCCTTGGCTTACGCCAAGGTCCTAACTGATGCGATGGAGACTTTGCAAGTCGCCATCCCGACGCTCATGGGCGTCGCCCTAAAACTAGCACCTCCGAGTCTCATTCCGTTAAACGGTGATTCCCCCTGTCAAGAGGGAAACTACGCACAACGGTTGATCTCTCAGGTAAGTGCTAGCATGGACGATTCCATGCCGCGCCGGTTGGACCCTCCCACCTGTGGGATGTCTAATGTATCTTACGCCGATAACTTCCCCAGTCTTGGAGAAGAGGACGACCAAGCTCGTGAGAGACCGACCCTTGATGGGACCGGGACTCCGACACTTGGCGACCTCCCTCGGGTTAGCCGTTCTGCAGCTTCGCGGAGGAAACTCCGCGGGTTGAGCAGTCGGCATATAACCCGGGCCAAAATTGGGCGAGAGGTTCTCGACGCTTTGATACATGTGACATCTTGCAATCCGGGGTCTAACGCAGTACCGGCTAGGTTACTAAGGTGCTATGAAAGGTGCCTTGTCAATAACGGGACCGAGCGTGCTCTGGCCCTCCTCAAGACCGAAGCGGCTTCTTTTCGGAAGTCGTGGGTCATGAGGGGGGGGCCTGATGTTCACGCGCAAGCCTCTTTTATTGGCAGGGCCCTCCCTATTGGGGACAGCTCAGCTATGCTGGCTGCCGTCCAACAGCACTATAGCGACCTAACGAGTGACGTGCAGGAGACGGATGGATCCGTCTTGCTCATGGCCCGTTTATTCGCCCGTCGCTGGGGTAGGAGTCATCTCCTGTCTTCGAGCGTGATGGCGTCACCTGGCCTCCCTTCGCGCGCATCGTGCTCAGAGAGCACGGTCACACAAGGGGGGGTCAAAGGTTTCGCCACCAGGCTTGGAATTCATGGAGATGCTCAGTCCCTTTACGACGAGCTGGTAAAAGAGATCCCTGAGCAAGAGGCGACCTCGTTAGTCTCGGACCTTTCGATCGTCTTCCACGGGAGGGATCTCATTAACGGTGGCCCTTTGGCACCGTCTGTGGTGATCCCTCTCGCGGAGCGCGGTCTTAAAGTCCGAGTGATAACGAAGTCGCCTGCTGCACTTCACTTCGTCGGCCACGTGGTCCGCAAGCGTCTGCTGGCGGGGCTGCGTCGCGACCCTGCCTCGGCATCGCCTCTTAACGGGGTCAATGATGAGGAGCTCGTCAAGCACTTTGTGGGATCATGCGGAGACATCTGTGTCTCTACTGACCTCACTCGTGCTACTGACTTACTTCCTCTAGACCTAGTTAAAGCGATAGTCGAGGGACTCTGCCAGAGTGGGAGGCTTTCCGCGATGGAGATGGACGGTCTGAAGCTCCTTACGGGGCCCCAGGCCTTGTCTTATCCGCTCCTCGAAGGTTCGCCGACTGTCACCAGTACTAGGGGTATCCTCATGGGTTTACCGACGTCTTGGGCATTGCTTTCGATCATTCACCTTTTTTGGTGGGATCAAGCTTTGTTCCAAGGGTCGAGACTCATGAGGCAACCCTTAGGGAGGGTGCGCCGCCTCAACAGGTTTTCAATCTGTGGGGACGACGCGCTCTTCTGTGGGCAGCCGGCGGTTTCGGAAGCTTATAAGACTATCATCTCTCGTTGCGGCGGTAGCGTCTCTCAAGGGAAGCATTTCGAGTGCACGTCCGGCGCTATGCGCAGGGCCGTGTTTCTCGAAAGGCTCTTCGAATTCGAAGTCGACTCCAGACTCCACGTAGTGGCGGGCCTTAGGAATAAGGCCATTCCGCTGCGCGGTCTGGTGCGACCTTCGGTCGCGGAGCCTCTTAAGGAATTTGGGTCGGCTTTTACGCTGTCCCGGAACCTTAAGATGCTTCTCTCGATTGACTCTATTTGGTCCTCTCACCCTGGTGGAGTTGTAGGTCTCACTAACTTCTTACGAAGTCGTGAGGACCTACGCAGGTTCGCGAAACGGCTTGGTTTAGTCAACGGGCTCCCGATCAGAGAAGGCGGTTCAGGCCTGCCTAACGATGGTCCACTATCCCCCTATGTCAGGGGGTTCCGGCACCGTGTCCTCCTCGCTAAAAGCGACGGGAACACAATGCCGGGTCTGCTACGAGGGGTCATTGACCCTTTATGGCAGATGGTAGACGCAATGGTTAGGTCAGACTTCTACGACTTCACTGAGGACGGGGCCTATGTGACTCAGCCAGCAGATTTTGTGGACCCACCAGAGCTGAGCGAGTGGCGACTTTCTCTCGGTTGGTCTTACGTCAATTGTGGCACAATGGAGGACTATGTCAGTCGAGCATGCGCAAGCATGTATACTGATATGGCACTCCAAATGGCCATGACTGAGCGTAAGCCCCACTTGAGAGAAAGAGACCTGAAGAAGGCCGTCTCCACATGGAAATACTCTTTGCCGAGTATCCCGCATGGATACGTTCCTCCTGAGGACTTTGTCTACACTTGCTCGCACTTGTGGGTTTTGCAAACCATGAGCCGAAGCGGTGCGAAGTTATACCCTAGATGGGTAGGAGAGTCTTATGCATCAGAGGCCCGTCTGCGTGCTAGGCACGCAGGCGAAGCACGG